ATTCATCTCTGAAGGTGGTGGTTCTGAAGCTGATTTTGCTACCAACAATTCTAGCTATGAACGTAAGAGTGTCAAAATCAAGTATATGGCTGAACGCCGTCAAATCTCTGATGTTGCTTCTCTTGTTGGCTTAATCGGTGATAACCGTCAAGCTATCGCTCAAGAAACCTTGAGTGGTACAATGTCTTTAATGCGTAAAGTTGAAAGACAATTATGGCACGGTTCAGAAGCTTTGAATGGTGCAGGTTTTGATGGTATCTGTAAACAAATCAAAGACAATGCTCCTAAGAATGTTTATGATTTAGCAGGTAAAGCACCTACACCTCTTCTTCTCCAAGAAATCTTGGGCGAAGTTTATTCTGCTCCAAATTATGGCCGTCCTGATACAATCTATGTAGAACCACGTATTCATGCTGAACTCATCAAACAATCAGTTGAAAGCGGCAGACATGACCAATTCATGGTTCAACAAGCAAGCAACGGGTTAACCTTTGGTGCTTCACAACTTTCTATTATGGCTCCTTATGGTGCTGTACCAATTGTTGCTGCTCCATTCTTACACTACTGTTCAAACATGCCCTCAGTTGGTTCTGGTGGTGCAGGTGCCCCTCTTACTCCTACCTTCGTAGCAGGACAAACACCTGCTGCTGCTAACAATGCTGCTTCTAAGTTCGCAGCAGGTGATGCAGGTGATTATATCTACGGTGTAGTTGCAGTTAGTGCACTTGGTATCTCTTCACCTTTAGTTCGTCAAAATGCAGGTGCAGATGTTGCTGTAACTGTTGCTGCAGGTCAAGCTGTCAGCTTCCAAATCACTGCCATGTCAAATGCAGGTAACGGTGGTGTCAAGTACTTCCGCATTTACAGAAGCTTGAAGAATGGTGCAAGAAACACAGCACAACTCATCAAAGAAATTCCAAACACAGGTGCAAACCTCACTGTTACAGACCTCAATGATGGTGCTGATGGTAGCAAGTACAATACTTCAAAGATTGTTTTCGCACAACATGACCCAACCATTTTTGAATTTGCTCGCTTGCTCGATTTCTTGCGTAGACCTTTGGCAGAAGTTGCAACTGTAAAACCATTCTTGTTAATGCTTTTCGGTTCACCAATTGTAAAAGTTCCAAGCAAGATGTTTATGATTGAGAATGCTGGAATTAACCAAGCTTCAGGACTCTAATAATCATGTGGCAGTACCAACGACAGATGAGTTTGACACCTAGACCAATGCAACTTTTGTTCAAGGGTATTAAGGTTTCGATTAACACAGAAGGTTGGTTGGTTAGCGACTTGACTCCAGACCTTGAAAAAGTGTTGAAGGCATCTCCTACTGCTTGGTCTTTTATCTCTAAGGAAGCTGAAGCTACCCCCGAAGAGGTTAAGGAAGAAGCAGTAGAAACCAAACAGCCCCAAAGAACTAGAAGTGTGAAGAAGCAAGAGGTTAAACCTGTTGATTTAGAACCTTCTGATATGATAAAAGATAAAGAAGAAGTATAGTGGAGCGGCTAACTAGCTCCATGGTTTACATAACTTAGGAGCATCAGATGGCTATCAGAGACATTATTACACCTTCCTTTATCAAAAACGTATACGCATTAGGTGTTGATTTAACACTTGATAACGGCGACCCCTATCCAGATGAATTATTTCAGCACGCTATAGACGCAGCTATCGGAATGATGGAAGCTGAACTTGGTATTGTGATTGACCCTTTTAAAACAAAAGGTGAAAGACACGATGCACATATCAAGGATAGAGAAGCTTGGTACCCCTTCTACTTGGATAATAGACCCTTGATTTCTGTTGATAAAATTAGCATTACTCTAGGCAACTATCCACTCGTAGAAATGCCCAAAGAATGGGCAACAATTGCAAGCCCGCAGCGGGGTGAATTTCATTTAATCCCTACCAGTGAAACACTTGGTTCCTTCTTTTTTAGAAGCGGTATACCTTTAATTTTTGGCGATGTGTTTTCACCTTACTCTTATGTCCCTTCATATTTTACAGTAGAATACACATCAGGTTTCTTATTTGAAAGCGGGACAGCTACAATTCCACAAGGTCAAAAATCCGTAGATGTGCAGCTAACTTCTGCTAACTTAGGTGGAATGCGTCCTAACATCGTACTCTCCAACATTGTTGCAAATGGAGCAACTGGTATTGCAGTTCGTTCAACATCTTCGGATGGATTTACTATTAGCTGCAACGTTGCACCTTCCACTGGTGACTGTACAGTTAGTTGGAACATGCACACAGTAGACGCAGTTCTACTACGAGCAATCGGTATCATTGCATCATTCATCCCGCTCAATATAGCAGGGGATTTGATTGCAGGTGCGGGTATTGCACAATACAGTATTGGTGTAGACGGTTTAAGCCAGAATATTGCTACTACTGCTTCTGCTACATCAGCGGGTTACGGTGCACGCATAATTCAATACCGCAAAGAGTTAGCTGATTGTATAACTACATTAAGGGCAAAGTATCGTGTCCCTAATATATTCAGCGTTTAACAGGAGATAACACATGGACTTACCTTCAGAATTACCAGATAAAGCGTTCACCCTTACGAGAGCGGATTTCAGAGACCCTGAATTTAGAAGATTGTTTGCACAAAAGGGATTGTTGTTAAAATGGAAACAAGCGGCTGAATGTCCTTGCCAAGTTAGCAGTGCAGTAGACCACGGGTTAGACCTTCAGAATATAGATGACATCAATGTTAATCCAACTTTCAATGCAAGTTGTCCTGTCTGCAAAGGTAAGGGTTTAATATACCATAGTGAACAAACTATTCAAGCGATTGTAACTAAAGCGGAGGACGACTTTCTAAATGCAAAGTACGGTGGATATAAGGACGCAACAGTCAACATCTCTTTACTTCCTGAACATCTCCCTTGCTTTGGTGACCAATTTGAACTTCAAGAGTCAGTGATGGTTTACAGAGAAACCTTAGCAGTAACTGCAGGGAATACTATCACTACCCGCTTCCCCATCGTATCAAGAGATATGAACTTAGCTACAGGGGTAACTACAATCAATGTTTTGTATGCACACAAAGCTAACCCTGCCAACGGTCAAGCGGTTGTAGGCGGCGAACTGATTAGGGGCGTAGACTTCGAGGTTGTAGACGGAGCTATCTCTTGGTTGGTCAAACCTGCGGTAGGGACAAGAGTTAGTTTCAGTTACTACATACATCCCACCTATACATGTGTTTCTTATCCTAATTCTGTTAGGGACACACATGTTCTTCGTAAGTCAGCGACTGATAAATTAGTCCCCATGCCTATTCAAATCCAAGCCAAGCTTGCGTTTCTGGAGCTTCAAGAATGATTGACCTACACGTAATCCATGCTATAGGAAATGGAATTAATTATTTTAAGAAAAGCAGATTGCTATTTGACCCTTTGTTTCCTACAGTATCCGCAGATATGAAAGCACGTATGTTTGCTTACTTGAATAATAACAAGATAGCTTTAGATACATCTTTCAACACAAAGAAAGCAAATGCTCTGCCCCTTATCACTGTGGAACATAATGAACATTCATACGACTCACAGGGGCTAGGAAATGCAAGCCACTCAACTTATGATGAGGACGGCAGAGAAACAAAATACTCTCATCTCTTTACCTCGCAGGATGTAGTGATAAACATGTATGCTAAAGAGATGGAAACATTAAGAATGATGCACAGATTAGTTATTTCATCCATGCTTCTATTTCATCCTTCATTTATCAATGCAGGTTATCAAAACTTGCTTTATGTAGGAAGTACATCTATGGAGTTAGATGAAAAGCTATTCGGTGAAAATTTTGGCGTCTACGGTAGGTCTTGTAGATATGCAGCCTTGCATCTATTACAAATACCCGCTAGAATAGAAGACGTAGCTAATATCGGTGCACTCGAACCTTTGTTAGATATCCAAGTACAACCTTCTGATGTTACTCCACAAATTAGTGGAGTTCAAGGCGGCGTTGTAGTAAAATCCTTTTGAATGAAACCCTTTATATCGTAGGAGAAAAATCATGCCTTCAAGCATTTTTTTCAATGGGCGTAAGCAATTTAGACCAGGTGTATATGTGAAAGCAGAAGAAATTTTAACTGCTGATACAGGTATTTCTGGTGGTAATGTTGCGTTGATTGGGGACTTCCCAATCTTCAAGCAAGACGCCTTGAATACATTTTTAGATGCAGACAGCCTGTTAGAATTTACTCAAGGTGGCAAGACTACTAGCGGTACATCTATGTCTGATATTGCACAAGTAGCCTTCAACCCATTGATTGGTGCTACTCAAACTATCGACAGTCTTACCCTAATCAACATTAGACCAAACAGTCAAGCTAGTGCGTCTAATGGAGGTTTGACTTTTAAATCTAAACTCTGGGGTGCAGAAGGCAACTCAAAGAAGATTAAGATTTTTGCAGACAGCAATGATGCAACCAAGTTCCAATTTTCAATCAAGGACGGCGGTCTTGAAGTTGAAAAAGGTACAGGCGTTGGTTTCGGCGAAGTTGCAACTTTAAGTTATGACAATGCAGCAACTTTGTACACCTCTATGAAAGTAGAAATCACTGCTAGTCTTTTTAACCTTGCATATACAAAGTCTGTTGCACAAGGTGGGGCTAACGCAACTTCTACAGTAAGTTGGAGTAAAGCACATAGCGGTGCAGTTACATTCAAGACAACTTCTGCTATTGCTGCAGGTGGACAAACTTGTGTAATCACAGGTGTAGACTCAACAGGTGTAAGCACAACAGAAACTGTAACTATTGCAACAGCACTTAACGGCTTAGCTACAAGTACTAAATCTTGGAGCAACATCACTAGCTTCGCATTTACTTCAACAGGTGGTGCACTCGTAGGTGGTGTAGAAATTCAAGGTAAATTCAAGAGTGTTGCTTTGAACGAAATTGATGACCTAGAAACTTTCTTAGTAGGTATCGTTCAAGAAGATGATGATTTCTCTGCCCAAGCTCCTTCTATCACTCTCAGCGGTTCAGACCTTGATGCTCTCACAAGTACTGAACTCAAGAATGCAGAAGTTGCATTCACAGCTAACACTCAAGCAATGTTCGATGCTTTATCTGCCTCTATGTATATTGAAGCAGTTAAGTCAAGCAATGCAGTAATCACTGTTGACGCAGATTATGTTTCTTTAGTAGGTGGTGGTCAAAGTTCTATTGCAGGTTCTAACTGGAACACTGCACTCGAAGCTATCTTGTACAAAGCAATCCAAATCATTGTTCCTTTCACTGATGATGTCACTGTACATGAGAAGGTAAAGAACCACTGCAAAGATGCGGCTGAAATCAGCGGTCTACATCGTAATGCTTGGGTTGGTGCTACCAAACAAAAGACACTTGCCGAAATCAA